TATCGATTAAACGAACAGAATTCATATCATCGCATCAGTGCAGAGTTGTTGAAGGATACTGGTATCAAGACCAAGATTATCAAACAGTATCTACCTGTCATCAATAATCTGACCAATCAGTATCTACAGACTTTGGACTTCTTCGTTCACTTTGATTTGGATGAAAGTTTCACCGAAACAATTCGGTCACGACATCGTGACGCATTCTCCTATGACTCATTCAGTGAGGGAGAGAAACAACGTATCGACTTATCGTTACTATTTACTTGGAGACAGATTGCCAAGATGAAGAATAGTGTTGCAACAAATCTTCTTATTCTTGACGAGACCTTTGACTCATCCCTTGATGAAGAGGGTATCGAGAACCTGATGAAGATTATCGCAAGTCTGGGTGAGGACACAAATGTGTTTGTCATCTCTCACAAATCTGAACTGGAAGACGCAGCATTCCAACGCAGACTGGAGTTCGTGAAAGAAAAGAACTTCTCCAAGTTAAAAGCTGCTTGACAATCCTATCAGGATGTAGTATAATACACTTTATAAATTAGAAAAGGAATTTATTATGGAACTAACAGATACCACGTTGCAAGTATTGAAGAACTATGCAACAATCAATCCTAATATCGTAATCACAGAAGGTAGCGTTATCAAGACTATTTCAGTCGCTCGTAATGTTCTATCTACTGCACAACTCAATGAAGAGTTTCCGCAAGGTTTTGGAATCTATGACTTGAATGAGTTTCTGAATGTTCTATCATTGGTTGACTCTCCTCGTCTTTCATTTGAAAAAGACTATGTTGTAGTCGGTGACTCTACTGGTCGTTCCTCTGTGAAGTATTTTTTCTCTGACCCAGAGATGTTGACATCACCTGGCAAGGATATCAATATGCCAGAACCAGAGGTTAAGTTTACCCTAGATACTGATACGTTGGGTAAAGTCAAACGTGCGGCCGCTGCATTGGGTCATGAAGAGATTTCTATTACCCCAACAACTGGTGCAATCCGTTTGTCTGTTGTAGACAGTAAGGATGCAACATCTAATGCATTCTCTATCGAGGTAGAGGGTGACTATCCAGAAGGGGTTGACTTCAACTTTATTCTGAATGTTGGTAATGTGAAAGTTGTCAACGAAGACTTTGAGGTTGGGATTTCCTCTAAATTAATCTCACAATTTACGAGTAAACAATCTGCGATTGAATACTTTATTGCACTTGAAAAATCATCAACTTACGGAGCATAATGATGGCAAAAGCACAGAAAGACAATACTGCAATTTATGAACTAGGCAATCGCGTTTCTCGTTCAACCGTTGCGGTTATTGATACAGTAGTTCAACGAGGCGGTTTCAAAGGTGAGGAGCTCTCTACCATTGGTCAACTTCGCGACCAAGCAGTTCAAATTATCCAAATCTGCGAAGAGTATCAATCTGAACAAGGTGTCGAAGAAGATACCAAAGAGTAAGTCTGGCGTCCTCCTTTCCGCCGACTTGGGGTGGGGTGTGCGTCTCCTTTCCGCGCATCCCACCTTTTTCTTGACATATCACCTCTGATGTGATATACTTATTTTTTATTATGGAGAATGTATGAGTAATGAATTTCTGTGGGTTGAGAAGTATCGACCTCAAACTATTCAAGAAACAATCCTACCAGATGACCTGAAAGAAACCTTTCAGAAGATTATTGACTCTGGTGAGATACCCAACATGTTATTCACGGGGACTGCGGGTCTGGGTAAGACCACAGTTGCTCGTGCAATCTGTAACGAACTGGGTCTGGACTATATTGTAATCAATGGTTCAGAAGAAGGTAACATCGACACCCTGCGTGGTAAGATTAAACAGTTCGCATCGTCTGTCTCTCTATCAGGTGGATACAAAGTTGTCATCCTTGACGAGGCAGACTACCTCAATCCTCAATCTACACAACCCGCCCTGCGTGGGTTCATCGAAGAGTTCTCACAGAACTGTCGGTTCATTCTGACATGTAACTTCAAGAACCGTGTCATCGAACCCCTACACTCACGGTGCGGTGTGTATGAGTTCAATGTGAAGACCAACAAAGACCGTGCGACTCTGGGACAACAGTTCTTTCAACGGTGTCGTGACATCCTTCGTAAAGAAGAGATTGAGTTCAATAGTAAGACCGTTGCCAATCTGGTAATGAAACACTTCCCTGATTTTCGTAGGGGTCTGAACGAACTGCAACGGGGTAGTATCGGTGGTAGTATCACTACTGATATCATCGTTGAGGACAACAGTAAATATACTGACCTATATAAAAACTTGAAGGAAAAAGACTTCAAAAAAATGCGTCAGTGGGTCGTGAATAATATCGACCTTGAACCCGCATCAATCTTCCGTGGTGTATATGACAGTGTGGAAGGTAATGTCAAACCAGAGAGTGTGCCGCAACTTATTCTTATTCTTGCTGATTATCAATACAAGAATGCGTTTGTTGCAGACCACGAACTGAATTTAGTAGCGTGTCTTACAGAATGTATGGCAAATGTGGAGTATGTGTAAATGAATAAAGAATTTATTATATTTTGGTTAATCTTCTTCGGTCTCGGAGTCATTTCGATATGGAATGGTTAGTATTATTCCTAGTTATTAGTATCTATCTTGCCGTATATTGGGACTCCAATCACAGAGATTGAGATGGTTGCTGAAGAGATAGAACAAAGATGGGTAATAGACCGACAAGGAAAGAAACTTTTTCTCTTGAGATATTACTCTGAACATAATATATACGCTTACGTCAACGATGGCGCTGGGTATGGTTTTATCAAAGAGGATGCAATCAATGAGATATAAAACTTGGGAAAAAGTAATGGCTCGGTCTCTCGATTACTATATCGGGAGAACTGATGAGGATGAACCAAAAGTTCCTGTCCTAACAATGCGGCAGGCGAAGCGAGGATTATATATAAAGATAGTGCTTCAATTAGTCAATTGGTTGACTTGTTTCTTTATCATCGCGGGCGTAATCAGACATTGGGGGTAAACATGAAATATGTTAAAATTGGCGATAACGACCACATTCCAGAAGAACGAAGTTGGTATTACGATGACCACGGTAATCGTTTAGATAAACAAACTAACCAAGTTGTGGTTCTTGTTCCTACACTAAAAAACGACATAGAACGAGACCCTATGGTTCTTGTCAATGTCGAAGGAGAATGGATTCCTAAACAAATGGAGTTTGAGTTTGGATAAGTGGGATAAAGCGCATATGACAACAGCGAGTGTCTATGCAAAACTGTCATCAGCACAACGAATGCAAGTTGGTGCTATCCTTGTAAAAGATAATCGAATTATTTCTATTGGGTATAATGGTATGCCTTCGGGTTGGACTAACAATTGTGAAACAACAGATGAGTATGGAAATAATCTAAAAACGAAAGAAGAGGTATTACATGCAGAGACGAATGCTATTGCAAAGGTCGCGCAATCTAATGAATCAGCGAAGGCGTCTACTCTATACACAACATGCGCCCCATGTATCCACTGTGCAAAACTCATCTACCAAGCCGGCATATCAAGAGTTGTATACGGACACGGATATCGAGACAACAAAGGATTGACTTTCCTCAAACAATGTGATATACTACTTGAACAACTGGAGATTTAGATGAATCCCTTTGATTATGTAAATTCGATAAACTATACAAAGAAAGATGTGATGGAAGACGAGAAGACCTATAATGGGTTTATGGTCAACCGCAGTCTTTCTTACTTTCCTGATACTGTTGTTCTCGCAAATGAGATGAACAAATATCACCACCTAGACAACCGTCTACAATATCAATTTCTTATAAATATAGTTAGGAAACGGAAACGTTTTTCCAAATGGGTAAAACCTGAATTAGAAAATGACCTTGAGTTGGTGAAGGAATACTATGGCTATAGTAATGAAAAAGCAAGACAAGTCTTGTCACTCCTATCACCTTCTCAATTACAAACAATAAGAGAAAAGGTGAATAAAGGTGGAAGAAAGTAAATTAGCATCATGGAGTCCTGTGAACATGTTAGAGATTACTCTGGCAGAACCCGATGACTTCCTCAAAGTTCGTGAAACTCTGACCCGCATCGGCGTTGCATCACGCAAAGAAAATAAACTATTTCAATCATGTCATATACTCCATAAACAAGGACGATACTATATTGTCCACTTCAAAGAATTGTTTATGCTTGATGGTAAGAAAGCAAACCTAGAACAGTCTGATGTTGAGAGACGTAATACTATCGCAACGTTATTGTCAGATTGGGGTTTAGTAGAAATTCAAAATAAAGAAGTTGCACAAGACTGTGCGCCTCTTCGTCAAATCAAGATTATTGGTTACAAAGATAAAGACCAGTGGGAACTATGTCCAAAATACAACATTGGAAACAAATAGATTTTCAATCACATATTGACGAGGTTCGGAATAAAAAACATTGGTGGACAAGAGTAGATACCGAAGGATATAATTGGGAAAGACTAATGAAACTAGTCGATACCCATCCAGACGAACTCTACGACTGGAATCGTGAGAAACAACGTTTGGGTATGAACAGATTTCATCATCGAGATTCTGCACCACAGTTTGCAAAAGATATCCATAAAGATTTGGTAGATTTTCTAATTCCCAAAGCGCCTAAGAAAAAACCACACGAATATAAAAAAGGCGCACCGCATATTACCAACATCGCATTTGTTGGTTTCGGTCAATACTCTGGGTCATATCCTCGTCACAAAGATAGTATGGATGTCTTTCTTGTTCAGGTTATCAACAACTGTAAGATTACAATCGGGTATGATGAGAAACCTACCGACAAGGATGAGGTTCGTGTTATGACGCCAGGCGATGCAGTCTGGATACCACGAGGAACTTGGCATAAGTTAGAACCTAAAGTTTCCAGATGCACATTCTCATTTGGGTTTGAGAGTGACCCTGACTGTGACCCCGCATTCTTTGTTTAAGAAAGAGTTATTGAATGTATTTGAAAATATCTGGGTTCTAAAACATACTTGACAACATCAACCACTGCCTGTGGTGATTGACCAACATGGTCTTGCAATCTAGTCGCGATGTCTTGAGGTTTTATATTTACTATAGGTCGTGATGCACAATAGTCATCTTGTTCTTTTTTAGCTTTTCTATACTGTCTATACATATCATCCATCTGAAAATCCACATCAGTTAGTCTAGATGATATGTTTATTACAGTCCTGTTTTCATAATCTAACATTTTCAACATCTCAAGTTGTGAAGAGTCATACCCCGTTGGACTATGATTATATGCATTGTTGATGAATACATCATAATCTGAAAATGCAATTATCTGTCGGTGAGTATGATTAGAAATATCATACCCATTGGTTTTTGAGAAACCTTGAACCTCGTGTTCTTTGGATAGTTCATCATATAGTGCCTGACCAATACCGTTAGTATGACCAGTGATAACAATTTTCATTAAGGTCTTCCTTGACCACGATATGCTTTATGATTGCGTCTCTTATGTTTATTCATTGAACTGAAGATTGGTTTACGACCAATACTCGTGCCTTTTACTGTTGCTTCAATTCGAGTCGCAGTTTTTATTTTTTGTGCCATTTTTTTTCTCTCAGGGCTTGACATTCAAAATCTATACATTATATATAGTAATGAGAATGCCGATAACGGGTTCTTAAACTGTCTTGCTTAACAGGAGATGAAGAGACATGACCAATTTAGAAAAAACTTTATTCCCGAAATCCGCTTTCATTGGATTTGATAGACTATTGGATGATATGCAGTTCGCTGCGTCACACGCAAACGACCACTATCCTCCACACAATATCATCAAAGAAAATGATAACGAATATCTAATTGAACTCGCTATTGCGGGTTTCAGTAAAGATGATATCAAGATTTCACAGAAGGAGCGGTCTCTGAAAATTACAGGCACCTACCAATCAAAGGGTCGTGAAGTTATCCACCGTGGTATCTCGACTCGTAACTTTGAACGTAGATTCCGTCTGTCAGAGTATGTCCAAGTAACTGGAGCATCTTTTCAGGATGGTCTACTTGCAGTAACACTGAAGTTAGAAATCCCAGAAGAGAAGCAGCCTCGTCAAATCAATATCGATTAAACGAGGAAAATAAAATGACCGATATTAATCTTTTGTCAGCACTAGGTGTTGCAACTGTTGCCATGATGGCAGCAATTATTCAACCACTTATTAGTTGATATATGAGGGGGGACGGGTAACTGTCCCCCTAAATATTTTATTATGAAAGCATATATGATTGCCGACCTGAACAATCCAGTGTCGGTCAAATACACAGAGATTGCATTAGAGTCTTGGTCAAAACAAGATTTACTTGACATTGAAGTCATTCAGTGTTATACACCTGATACGATTTCAGACCTTGAACCTCTTTACAACTGGAAACCTCTGCTTCATGAAATGCAGAAGGGTAAGAACAGTTCTCCATCTGAGAGAGCAGGAGATATTTCTCACTGGCAACTCATCAAGAAACGGGCAGAGAGTCGGTCAAGATTCTATGTCATGGAACACGATTCATATCTACTTGATGCGGATGAATTCAAAAGACAATTTGACTTCACAATGGAGAATGGATTATCGTATGCGAACCACGGACTATTCATGTCCTGTTATTCATTCTCAAGACCCGCCGCTATTTTTATGAATGACTTATTGTTGAAACAGGAATTCCCTTTGAATGGTGGCCCTTACGGATGTGTAGAGAGGTTAGTCAAAACATATCTGTCAAACAATCGTGAAGACTGGGGCAGATATACATGGATGTGTCATCATCCTAATCCACCACATGTAAATGTGGGAAGAACAGCGTCTGACCTTTACAACACATACAACAATAATGCAAAGGCCAGTCCTTTCAAACTTGCATCAACACAGGTTATATCTAAGTCAATAGGAATCACTCAAGAGCATGTTGGGGTAAAAAAAGCGCCATGGGAGAGAAACCACACCACAAGAAATGGATACAAAATTATTGATTGACAAATGTCGCGCACTCGTGTATAATGTAAATGTATCATGAGGAAAAACTATGGACTTTTACACATCTGTAGACCGTTTCGGTAACCAGTTATTCTATCGCGGATATTCTGGTGGTCAAGCGGTCAAAAAGAAAATCCCTTTCAAACCCACACTCTTTGTGAATGGTGACACAGGTAGTGGGTGGTCTTCTCTAGAAGGCGCTTCGGTTGAACCCATCGAGTTTGACTCCATGCGAGATGCAACCGACTTCACCAAACGATATGAACACGTTGACAACTTCAAGACCTATGGTATGAACAACTTCGTATCACAGTTCATCGCACAACGATTCCCCAACGAAATTAAATATGTCCGTGATGATATCATCGTATCGACTATTGATATTGAAGTTCAGTCAGATGAAGGTTTCCCTGAACCTGACAAAGCAGACTATCCTGTTATCTCTATCTGTATCAAATCTAGTAAGGAAGACTTCTTTCGTGTCTGGGGTCTGGGTGACTACCAAGCACCTGATGGGGTATACTTCATTCAATGCGAAGACGAGTTGGAACTCATCTCTCGTTTAA